TTTCCGCCGCGCTTTCGTGGTACGTGCAACCCGGGCGGTGTTGGCCATGGCTGGGTGAAGGAAGACTATGTGTTGGCCACTGACTACGGCAAGAAGATCGTCCGCTGCCCGATCACCGGCAACCGTCGCTCCTTCATTCCGGCGCAGGTCTACGATAACCACATCATCATGCGGAATGACCCGGCGTATGTAAAACGCCTGGAGAATCTACCTGAGCAGGAAAGAAAGGCATTCCTGTATGGTGACTGGGATGTGTTTGTTGGCCAATACTTCAGCGAGTGGCGGCGCGAGCTACATGTCTGCCAGCCGTTTGCGCTGAATCACGGCTATATTCGTTTCCGGGCCATGGACTGGGGCAGCTCTACACCCTATTCCGTCGGCTGGTACGCCATCGGCTATGACGGCATTATCTACAAGTACCGCGAGCTGTACGGCATCAAGGACGGGCAAGCGAATGTTGGCACCAAGGAGACGGCCATCGAAGTGGCGCGCAGGGTTAAGGACTTGGAGAAGGGGGAGGAAATCGCCTATGGCGTAGCGGACCCCAAGATATTCTCCAGCGACAACGGCCCCAGCGTGAACGATCACTTTGCCCAGGAGGGCGTGTATTGGATGCCGGCAGACAACTCCCGTCTTGCTGGCTGGGAGCAGATGCACATCCGCTTGAAGGGCGAGAAAGGAAAACCCGCCTTCAAGGTGTTCGAGAACTGCATCCATACGATCCGCACCATACCGCTGATGCTGCATGACAAGCATCGGGTGGAGGATGTGGACACCAACCTGGAAGACCATGCCCCGGATGAAACAAGATACGCTCTGATGAGCAAGCCCTGGAAGCCGGTCAAAGAAGATGCCCCGGCGCCGGACGATTACGGCCGGAAGAAGAACGCTGCTGCTTCGGCATGGAGCGCCTAAGGAGGTGGTTTTGAATGTCACAAATGACCCATGCCCGAGCGCGAAACCTATTCCGCTGGTGTGTTGATTCCCGGTCGCGCTGGGAAAAAGCCGCCATGGAGGATTACCGCTTTCGGGCAGGTGACCAATGGTCTGACGCTGATCGGGCGAAGCTGAGCGCAGAGGGCAGGCCATGTATCACCATCAACATAACCAAGCCGCAGATCAAACTGCTAAGCGGCTATCAGCGATTGAATCGCTATGATCCGAAGTTCCTGCCGCGGACAGCCAATGACCTGGACGCCTGCAAGCTGCGGGAAGCGGTGACGAAGTTCGTCTTTGATCAGAACGACTTCGAAATGCAGGAAGCCCGGGTGTTCATGGATGGCACGGTGTGCGGTATTGGCGTCTTGGATACTGGCTATAAGGTGCTGCCGGATTCCATTGACGGCGAGATCTATATCAAGCGGGATTCACCGTTCAACTATTATGTGGATCCGGAAGCCAAGGAGCCGGATTGGACCGATGCCAGATACATCTTCAAAGCCATGTGGTCAGAGAAGGATGAACTGGTGGACACCTATCCGGACAAGCAGGAAGAGATTGAGACGGCATTTACCCAGTATGACAAGGATGAATCGCTGGAAATCTCCACTGCTAGCCTGCAGCCGATTTGGTATTCCCGGGATACCCATCGAGCCCGGGTGCTTGAGTTATGGTATAAGGAGTCCAGCAAAAAGACGTTCTACCAGTTGGCGGATGGCCGGGTGCTGCCCAAGGAAGAAGTGGACAGCAATGCCTTGCTGTATGTGGTAAAAGGCGTGACGGTTCCCTCTGTCAGCGTGCGGGTCAAAGTCATGCTGGGGGATGTGGAACTGGAAGACAAGCCTTCGCCCTATGAGCACGGCCTGCTGCCGTTTGTGCCGTTTATCTGTGACCATGACGGAGAAGCGGACAGTATCCCGGCGGGAATCGTGCGGGACATGAAGGACGTGCAGCGCGATCTCAACAAGCGGCACAGCCAACAGCTGCATATCGTCAATACCCATGCCGGAAAACAGTGGATCGTGCCAGCCGGTGACCAGGTGGCCCAGAAGGACATTCAGGAGAATGGTGCTAAGCCGAACGGCATGATTCGCTACAGCGGACAGCAGCCGCCAGGAAAGGCGGAATCGCCGTCCATCGATGTGGGCCTGATTCAGTTGGAGCAGCAATCCCTGGAGTACACCAGGACGATCAGCGGCATCAATCCGGCCATGATGGGTGAGTCTTCGGCCAGTGCCAGCGGACGGGCCAAGGAGATTGACCAGAAGCAGGCAATCACGCACATTGCGCCACTGTTTGACAACCTGAGGGCCAGCAAGAAGACGGTCCTGAAGATCCTGTGGGGCAGCAAGAATAAGAAAGGGCTCATTCAGCAGTATTACCGGGATGAACGGATTATCCGCATCACCGGCGAGGATGGGAAGTTTGATTTTATTCCGGTGAATCAGACGGTGGCTGTACCTACGCCATTCGGTGTGGTGCATCAAATCGTCAATGATTTAAGCATCGGCGAATATGACATTGTCATCTCTGATACGCCGGTCACTCCTACACAGCGGCAGGCACAGTTCTGGGCGCTGGTGGATGCGGCCAGCAAGCTGGGAATCAATGTTCCATTCGATATGCTCCTGGATGCCAGCGACTTGCCGCAGAAGGAAGAACTGAAGCAACGCTTCCTACAGGCTCAGCAGCAACAACAGCAAGCGGCAGCGCAACAAGCAACTGCCCAGGGTGCAGGGCCGCCGCCTGAGGCGTTGGCGCAGCCAAATAGACCAATGACCCGCAACCAAATGGCCGCGGCGATGTAGGGAGGTGAGACGAATGAGTAACATAAGATTGACCCAAGAAGATATAGAGAAGGTTATCGTCAGCGAACAGTATGAAAAGATGGGGAAGAAAACAGTAGTCTGCTTGCTGAATCTGAGGAATGGGTTTGAATTAGTCGGAGTTTCCGGATGTGTTGATCCTGCTAACTTCGACATGGAAATCGGCAAGAAATATTCACGAGAAGATGCTGTTAATAAGATATGGCAGCTTGAAGGATATCATCTGCAATGTCAGCATCCAGCACAATAAATAAAAACAGGAGTGATAAACATGGGTAAAGCGATTTGTCCGAAGGTCTATCTGACCAGCCTGCCGTTCGAATTTGACGTGGTGAAAGATGGCCTGGAAAAAGGTGCCTCCGTCATGATCGAATCCGAAGCAATCCCGGAAGGGAAGAATCAGCGCATTGCTGCTGACAGCTACGGCAGTATCATTACGGCGTTCCTGGTGCATGGCGAGAAAGGCAATGCAGCCAGCTTCTCAACGGTAATCAAGTCTCGCGAAGGCGATGTGAAGAAAGCAGGCGTGAGCTTCGAGGAACTGAAAGAGCCGCGTACCATCAACGTGGTAGGCGGAAACAATCAGACACCACCGGACCAGACAGCACCAACCTAAGGTGGCCAACAACCAGGCCGTCTTTCATTATGCGCCGCCGGCATACGGGCGTGGAGGTTTCACATGAAAAAGACAGGGTTAGAGCATTGTGCAGTTGCGGCCTTCAAGTATGAGCATGCGACTGTTCACAATATTGCTAAGTGCTTCAGTGTTTTGCCGGAAGATAGCCACGTAACAGCCGCCCGGGATAACTCGCAGAACAATACCATTGAGTTCTTGATTCACAGCAATTCCTTCCCGGAAAGCGTCATTGACGCCCAGCGGCCACAGTTCCCGTTGATCGCATTCAACCTGCCGTCAGGGTACAGCGTGCTGTCTAACGGTAAACCTGCAGGCTTAGCCAACTAGGGCCGCCGCCTTATCGGGCGAATTATCGTGACGCCGACGAGACGGGCGAAGGAGGAACCGACATGACAACCCCGAACAATCCGCAAACCCCTGAGATAGATGAATCCATTTTCGAAGGCGTGTCTCCCGAAGTGGCAGATAAGTATCGGGCAGAGCTTGGCTTGGCCAAACCTGCCGATCCAGCCCCTTCCGCCGTCCCGGTAAACAACGAACCTGCTCCTGCTGACAATGAAACTACTCCGGCCGCCGCTGCCGCTTCACCGGTGCCGCCTGCCGTAAAGGGCGTAGAAGCAACACCTGGCGAGCCGAGCCTGGAAGAGCAATTGGCCAAGGAATACCCGAACGGGAGCGTTCCCATCAGCGCATTGATTGCCGAGCGCAAGAAGAGGCAGGAACTGGAGAAGCTTTCCAAAGCGACTCCGGCCCCGGCTATTCCTACGCAGCAGCCTTCGCTGGTGCAGCCCATTCCGCAGCAGGTAGTGCAGCCGCAACCGGCCGCCGTTCCTGCCCCTGTCCCTGTTGACAGCAAGCGGGTGGTGCAGGAAGCGATCGGCTTATGGGAAGAGAAGAATTCCGGCCAAGTGTTTGACCCCGTCAACCCCGTACACATGGCGGAGTTGATGGACTATAAGGCGCAGGTTCAGACCGCCTATGAGCAGCATCATCAACGAGAAGCCGCGGCGCAGCAGGAGACACTACGGCAGCAGCATATGCAGCAACGCTATCAGGCGGAGGTAGTTGGTGCACTCCATACAACCTACGGGGTGGAGTTCGCCGCTATCGACAAGTTTGCGGGGGAACTGTTGGCCGCTGATCAGCGCGAACAGTATTACGTCTTTGGCTCGCTCATGCAGGGGAATTTCCAACCCATGCACGAGTTTTATGCCAAGGCCGCCGAGAAGTATCGCGAGGCCACAGCTCCCAAACCGGTCGTGAAAACCGAGGCTGAGAAATTGGCCGAAATCGAAGCCCTGCCCAGGACCATCCACATGAATGCCGCGCCGAATGGCGGCAGCAAGACTGACGCTGATATCGAGCGGATGATCATGGACGGCACCTGGCGGACACTCCCCGAGAAGGAACGCGAAGCGATCATCGCGCGAATGGGGTAAAAACAAACATTAGGAGTGATATAAATGGCAACTTTTGGCGCAACTGCGAACCTGACCAAAAAGCTTTGGTCGGAAGAGGTATACATCGCCATGGAAAAGGAGTCGTTCTTTAAGTCGAACGGCTTTATTGGCGCGGGTGCAAACAGCATCATCCAGCAGAAGACGGATCTCACCAAATCCAAAGGCGACTCCATCACCGTTGGCCAGGTGAACAAGCTGTCCGGTGCTGGCGTGACTGGGGACAGCGCCCTTCGCGGCAATGAGGAAGGCGTGACCCCTTATGACATGACCGTCACCGTGGATCAGACCCGGAACGGCATTCTGTTGGCCGGTAAAATGGCCGAGCAGAAGATGGCCATCAACATGCGGAAGACCGCCAAGGATCTGCTGAAAATCTGGCTGGCCGAGTTTAAGGACCTGCAGATTTTCACTGCCCTGTGCGCTGACATCACCAGCGGCCGGCAAACCCTGTGCTCTCCTGACCACGGTACGGAGGGAACGCTGGATTCGTCTGATGTGGTGACCCTGTCTTACCTGCGCAAGGCGAAGCGCTTGGCTAAGAGCGCAAATCCGAAGATCAAGCCGTACAAGTTCAAGGGTAAAGACTGGTATGTCGTGGCTCTCCATACTAACCAGTTCCGTGATCTGATGGACGATCAGGCGGTCAAGGATATCTTGCAGAACGCAGCGCCTCGGGATTATGACAACAACCCGCTGTTCACCGGCGCGAATCTGGTGCTGGATGGCATGATCATCTATGAACATGAGAACATCCGGGTGACCACTACTGGCGCGGCTGGCATGAAGGTAGGCCACGGCTTACTGCTTGGACTGCAGGCAGCTGTTGAAGGCATCGCCGAAGAGGCCCAGTGGAATGAGGACGATACCATTGACTATGGCAACCAGTGCGGTTTCGCTACTGGCACCATCAATGGAGTCAAGCGGACTGTGTTCAACAGCAAGGAATGGGGAACCTGGAAGATCCTGTCGGCATGCGTGGATGACTAATC